GTATCATGTGATGCGTGTGGTTCATCGGATGCTAAAGCTGTCTACGAAGATGGTCATACTTATTGCTTTCGGTGTCAGAAATATGATCGCGGAGATGGAGAGATTATGGAAACATTTACTAAGAACGGACAAGTGAGTGATCAAGCATTTACTCAGAAAATGTTCGGGGCTATTGATGATCGTAAGATCACCAAAGAAACATGTGTTAAGTACGGCGTAACACAAGAGACAGACAAACACTTCTATCCCTACTATAATGATAGCGGTGAGCAAGTAGCTACGAAGACACGCATCGTATCAAAGAAGAACTTCACGGTGACTGGTTCACTACGTAAGTGTATGTTGTTTGGCTCTCAAGCTTTCGTAGCTGGTAGTGCTAAGACAATCACTCTTACAGAGGGTGAGCTAGATGCTATGTCTGTCTACGAAATGAACGGTAAGAAGTATCCAGCCGTATCAGTGGGAAACGCTAGCTCTGCATACAACCATGTTCATTCTAACTATGAATATCTTAATAGCTTTAATTCTATATACATAGCACTTGATAACGACAAAGCTGGACAACAGCATGTCGATAAGATTGCTGGATTGTTTGAACCAAACAAATGTAAGATAGTCAACATGACTATGAAAGACCCATCAGAATATCTTGTGGCGCATAAGCGAGAACTCTTTATTAAAGAGTGGTGGGCAGCAGAGACTTACACTCCAGCCGGTATCATTAACATGGACAAACTTGGCGACTCACTGTACGATGAGAAAGACTATGAGTCTATACCGTATCCGTGGTCTGGATTAACTAAGAAGACATACGGTATGAGAACTGGTGAGCTTATCACGTTGACTAGTGGTACTGGTCTTGGTAAGTCGAGCATGACTAGAGAGATAGCTGTGCATCTATTAGATAACTCGGAACACAACATCGGGCTGTTAGCACTAGAAGAAAGTGTTAAGCAGACAGCGTTCCACTTGATGTCGGTTAAAGCTAACCGCAGATTACATATCAAAGAAGAACGTGAGAAATTTTCACGTAGTGAATTAAAGAAGTGGGAAGATGTAACGATTGGGACTGGAAGGTTCTTTGCGTTCGATCACTTCGGTTCTATTGAGAACGACGAGATACTATCACGTATCCGATACATGATTAAAGTATTAGATTGTAGGTGGATAATTCTTGACCACCTATCAATTCTAATATCTGGACAGGATTCGCCGGATGAACGGAAGGGCATCGACATACTTATGACTAAGCTTCGCTCTCTCGTAGAGGAAACTGGTGCTGGTCTTATACTTGTGTCACATCTTAAACGTGTTGGTGATAAAGGACACGAAGAAGGGTTGGAAGTTTCCCTCTCGCACTTACGTGGTTCACAAGCTATTGCTCAACTCTCTGACATTGTGATCGGAGCAGAACGCAACCAACAGGAAGAAGACCCAATACTTAAGAACACTACGACACTACGTGTACTTAAGAACAGATACAGTGGTGACTGTGGAGTGGCTGCGTATCTATTATATAACAGCGAGACTGGAAGACTATCAGAGATAGACAATCCATTTGTAGAGACAGAGACAGCAGCTAATTCGTTTAAAGTCTTAGACTCTGATGATGGGCCGGTCTTTACTTAAAGGAGATCAACAATGAATCATATATTTTTATGGATTGTTAGCTTTTTATATATTGGACAGTTTCTTATGTCTATATATAATAAAGAGTGGGCAGAAGTAACTATCTTTGGAGGCTACGCTGTAGCTGGCTTCGGATTGATATGGAGTTTCAGATAGGAGATAACTATGGAGTACATAGTTGACATAGAAACGGACGGTCTCGACGCTACGTTAGTTCATTGTATCGTTGCGGCTAATGTAGACGAACCAACAGATATACACGTATGGGAACAAACTGAGTGTTACACTACGTTCCCAGTATGGATAAAGGAGATGAAATCTCATGGACATAAACTGGTCGGTCATAGCTTCATTAGCTACGACGCTCCTACTCTTAACCGTTTGGTTGGCACAGATATTAAGCTCACGGATATTATCGATACGTTGGTTATGTCTTATATTGGGCATCCCTCTCGTGATGACGGTCATGGTCTTGAGTCTTGGGGTGTTCGGTTCGGTTATCCGAAGACTGTAATAGAAGACGACGAGTGGGGAATATACACTCCGAAGATACTTGAACGCTGTAAGCGTGACGTAACTATTAACTGGAAGACGTACCAGTTTCTTAAGCAAGAGCTATCTGGTACACCATCTAGTGTATACTGGCGTGAAGCTAGAGTACGAGAGATCGTAGATCAACAACAACGTAATGGTTTCTGTCTGGATATACCAGCAGCTACCATACTCTTCGCTAAGTTAGAAGATCAAGCTGACGAACTCAACGACACACTACAAGAAGTGTTCCCCCCACGATGGGTCTTTAAGAAAGATAAAGGGAACGACGATCTATATGTACCGAAGCGTGACAACAAGACGCTCGGCTATACAAAAGACTGTGCCATCTCTAGAATAGAGTGGCAAGTATTCAACATGCAATCTGGTCCACAGTTAGCGACACGACTGATGGAGAAGGGTTGGGTGCCAGTTCTGTTTACAGAAACTGGTCTACCGTGTACTGATGAGGGCGTACTGAACTCCATCAATGCTGAGTTAATACCGGAAGCTAAACCGATACAACGTTTCTTAATGTTAAAGAAGCGTATGTCTCAGATAACCGGATGGCTTGAAGCGGTCACTGATAAGGGACTGGTACATGGTAGCGTTATAACTAACGGTGCTGTCACTAGTCGCATGACTCACCGTGAACCCAACATGGCTAACATCACTAGCTCTGATTCAGAGTATGGTACAGAGATGAGAGCGTGTTGGATTAGTCGTGATCCAGACAACTACGTTCTCGTTGGTGTAGACGCTACTGGTCTAGAGCTACGGTGTCTTGCTGGTTGTATGGGTGACACACTCTACAGTAAAGAAGTTGTGACTGGTGATGTTCATACAGTTAACATGCATGCTCTCGGCATAACCGACAGAGCTATCGCTAAGACATTTATCTACGCTTGGTTATACGGTGCTGGTGCTGGTAAGATAGCAAAGATACTCGGCTGCACCATGAAGAAAGCACAGCTATTAATCGCTCAGTTTCTGGTAACAATCCCGTCCCTTAAGAAGTTGAAAGATCAGATAACCGAAGCGGCTAAATCTAAACGTATCGTAGCACTCGACGGTAGATTTCTACACGTTAGAGCTACGTACTCTGCCCTCAACGTTCTGTTACAGGGAATGGGAGCAATCATCTGTAAGGAATGGTTGATCCAGATCATAGATAGTGCAGACAAAGCGGGTCTTGATTATCTACTGGTAGCATCAGTGCATGACGAGTATCAGTTCGAAGTCAACAAGAGAGATGTTGACAAGTTCCGTGAAGTTAGTCATAATGCGATGAAGCTAACGGAACAAATACTTAACGTGAAGTGTCCACTAGACTCCGACAGTAAGGTCGGAATAAACTGGTCCATCACCCATTAACAGAGGGTTAGGTTTTATACAAGACTCAACCAAGATACTTAAGAAAGGAGAAAAATGTTCTAATATGAAAAAAATTAACGTCTACAAACCAACGTTCTTAAAAGCACAAGCACTATCTAAAGATATGGGTAGATTGCGTGGCTCTATTACTGGTGGTGCTGGTAATATGATTGGCTTCTTGGGAGAGTTGGTACTATCTAATCAACTCGGCTATAAACATAAAGGAACTGACTTTAACTATGACTATGATCTAACGTATCACGGATTAACTATAGACGTTAAGTCTAAAGGGTGTACGTCAGAACCGCGAGAAGAATACACAGCGTCGGTGTCTGGGTGGAACACTAAACAAAAGTGTGATATTTATTTCTTTACAAGAGTACTGACGACAGACTACTCAACTGTCTGGTTACTCGGCTGGCTTCCGCCATCAGAGTTCTATGACAAAGCTACTTTTACAAAGAAAGGTGAACGTGATCCGTCTAATGGATGGTTGTGCAGAGCCGATCAATATTCCGTATCTATTAAGGAACTTAATAGCTATGAAAGTTTACTACAATATAATAATTAATTTCTTTGAAATTATTATATTTAGTATTGACAGTGTGTCATGTATGTGAGATACTGTGAATCGTTAAGCCATTCTGTGTTGGGTGAACTGTTAACACTGTCGTAAACTATAACTTTTAATTATAACTTATAAAGGAGACATTATATGTCTGTAATTTCTGGAACTGCTTATTGGGCTTCTATCGTAGCACCTAACACAACGTATGATCCAAAGTGGACTATCGATGTGTGTAATCTTTCTAAAGATACGATGAAGCAACTTGAAGCTGATGGTCTTGAAGGAAAGATCATGAACAAAGACGATGATCGTGGTGACTTCATCTCTATTAAACGTAATGTTACTAAGTCTAATGGTGAACCTAATATGGCACCGGAAGTAAAGGACGGTCAAAATAAGACCGTACTTAATACCCTCATCGGTAACGGCTCTAAAGTTAATGTGCTGTACCGTGCTTACGACTGGAACAATAAGTTCGGTGAAGGTCGTGGTGCTGATTTGGTTGCAGTTCAGATTGAAGAACTTGTAGCTTATGATGGCGATGGCAATGAGGGATTCAAAGCTGTCGATGGAGCTTACTCTTTCGATGGTGATAGCGAAGCCCCCTTCGCAGTCGCTTAAGTCCAACTTAATAGGGAGTGGTGCATCTGTGTCACTCCCTATTTTTTAAAGAAGAGTACAATGTTATTCACACAAACTATTATTTCGGAGATTGAAATGAAACAACTTGATACGATTGTAGAAGATATTTACGGTTTGTTCAAAGAAGATGGGTATAAAATCCCACGAGATGAAGCGGCTGTATTTGTTAAAGCAATGACTACTCGACTGAACGATGTTATCTTAGATCGTATCTACGATGAAGATCGTGAACGGACTCCCTCTCTCCGCATGTCTAACATCGGTAAGAAGGATCGTCAGTTATACTATGATCTCAATGCGGATGCTGATACAGAAGCTGAGAAGATAGCACCGGAAGTATACATTAAGTTTATGTATGGTGATATCATTGAAGAAATGTTATTGCTCTTTGCTAAGTTGTCCGGTCACGTAGTGACTGACGAGCAGAAAGAAGTAGAAGTAAATGGTGTACTCGGACACATGGATTGTCAGATTGATGGCGTTCCACTTGACTGTAAGTCTGCATCCAAGTTTAGCTTCAGTAAATTCTTTGATGGCAGTTGGGTATCGCAAGACCCATTTGGTTATCGTGGTCAGCTTGCTGGCTACATGGAAGCTATGGAAGCTGATCGTGGTGCGTTCTTAGTATTAAACAAAGAGACTGGACAGATATGTCTTGCATCTATGCACAAGATGGAGTTACCAAATGCGACAGATCGGATCGAATATCTTAAAGAAGTTATCGCAAAAGACACACCACCGGAACAGTGTTATGAAGATGTTGCCGATGGTGAG